CTATGCTATGGTCTATGCTATGGTCTATGCTATGGTCTATGCTATGGTCTATGCTATGGTCTATGCTATGGTCTATGCTATGGTCTATGCTATGGTCTATGCTATGGTCTATGCTATGGTCTATGCTATGGTCTATGCTATGGTCTATGCTATGGTCTATGCTATGGTCTATGCTATGGTCTATGCTTAAATTTAGGCTAGTAAATTAATTTAATAATATTGCATTTTATTGTTGACGTCATGCGCTGCATACTGTATCAAGGTTACATAGCAAGTTCGCTATAGTCTTAGTTCTTAGAAAGGAACACACTATGTCAAATTACTTTGGTACTCGCCGCGTCTCACGTGAAGAACTCCGCCACACTGCGCACGGCGCGCTTGTGCAGGTATGCGCTAAGTATATCGCTGCAGAGAAAGACAAGGAAAAGCGCGAGATTTTAACCGAGGCTCTCACTATGTATATGTCTATCAAGGTAGGCGATACCAAGCGCGAAGATATCGTCGCCGCTTATGAGGCCGCTATCGCAGAAGCTTGCAGCTCATGATCCGCGAAGCACTAAAGGCAGCCCTCGGGGCTGTCTTACTCTTTGCCCTACTCTACCTAGGGCTTTCCTACCTAACTTAACCACGGGGCCCCTAGCTAGAATACTGGCTAGGGCCAAATCCTGGCGTAGCCACTATAGTTTCCAAAATAAAAAATAAGGTTCAACCCCAAGACTAACCTTAGCCTATAGACTACTGTGACATTTATGCAACACCTATGATTTATTCTAAGGCCAAAGCTTGATTTCTGCTCTTGACACACTATATACACACTAACTTAAGTAACTCTTAAGTAACTCTTTAATTTATAATACATATAGTTATTATAAGACTATAGTAGCACTTAAGTGTAACTTAAGAGGGGATCTCGACTTAGCCTATAGTCTTTGCAGCTAGATCTAGGTCTGCAGCTCTATAGACTAGCCATAGAAAATAAATATAGCTCTACCCCTTGACATTTGTTAATTAGTACCTATATAGACCTCCATAGCCGACAGCTATCAATCGTATCTCCTCAATCATATATTTTCAGCGAAGACGGATTGTAGCCTAGGCTTAGCCTATAGATTACTATAGATCTGCAGCCTCTAAAGGCTTTCCATAGGAAAAACCATGAGTAACTCTCAACCTCAGCCACTGAAGTATAGTGAGCCGATTGCTAAATACGTTAGGCAGTCGGTTAAAGATGGTGTCCAGATCAAAGACATCATGGCTACTATTAATAAACGCTATCAGAATGCCCCTCGTAACCTAGCTACTTTCTATAAGTACTATGGTGGAGACGTTAGTGAGGCCAGAGCAGAGATCTCCTCACGAGTTGGTAACGTAGTCGTTGAGCAAGCTCTTAATGGTCACTTTCCCTCTCAGGAGTTATTCCTACGCTCTAAGGCTGGATGGAGTCCAAAGGAGACTGTACAAGCCGAAGAGATGTCTGTCGACCCCGACCAAGACGCTAGTGCTATAGACACTCTTATGACTTTACTCGGTAAAAACCCTGATGACTCCAAAGATAACAGCACAGACACTTAGAGAGCTACCAGATGCTGAGGTTGCAGCTGCACTAAAACAACTTGGCCCAGAGAAGACAGAAGAACTGCAGCACTCTTGGGAGTTCTGGGCTAGACCAGAGCAGTTAGAACCTAAAGGCAACTGGAATGTATGGGTAGCTCTAGCTGGCAGGGGTTGGGGTAAGACTAGAGCCGGTGCTGAGTGGGTAAGACACAGAATTAAGAAGGGCGATAAGATAGTCCACTGTGTAGCTCCTACTAAGGGAGACGTAAGACGAGTTATGGTCGAGGGCGACTCAGGTCTTATTAATGTATGTTGGAAGGGAGATAAATCCTATAGAGGAAGTCCACTAGGATTACCTATATGGTCTCCCACTAATAATACACTCACTTGGGAGAATGGAGCTAAAGCTGTATTCTTCTCTGCAGAAGACCCAGAAAGACTCAGGGGTCCACAAGCCTACTCTGCATGGACTGATGAGCTATGTGCATGGAGAAACGCACAAGAAACTTGGGATATGCTACAGTTTGGCTTACGACTTGGACGTAGACCACAAGTATTTGTCACTACAACACCAAAAACAACCAAACTCATTAGAAATATCTTAGATGACGACAAAACGACAGTCTCTACCGGCAGTACTTATGATAACGCTGCTAATCTTGCTGATACTTTCCTCGACGCAGTCCGTAAGACCTATGAAGGCACCCGCCTTGGTCGCCAAGAACTTTACGCCGAAATCCTGGACGAAGCGTCAGGCGCTCTATGGAATAGAACTCTCTTAGCCTCATGTGAGGTAGACAAAGATGATGTTCCCACTCTTAATCGTATAGTGGTATCCATAGACCCAGCTATTACTGCAAATGCAGAAAGTGACATGACTGGTATTGTTGTAGCTGGTGTAGATATCAACGGAATAGCGTACGTCTTAGAAGATCACACAGGTAGATATACTCCTCAGCAATGGGCAGCTAAAGCCGTAGAACTCTACAGAGAGCACATGGCAGACCGCATTGTTGCAGAACGAAACCAAGGTGGCGATATGGTTCGTCACACTTTACACACAGAAGATGAAACAGTCCCAGTAAAGCTCGTCCATGCATCCAGAGGGAAGATGGCACGGGCTGAACCAGTATCTGCTCTCTATGAGCAAGACAAAGTTAGACACGTAAAGGGATTAAACGACTTAGAAGATCAGATGGTACAGTGGGAACCTCTAGGGTCCACAGGCTCACCAGACCGTCTTGATGCTTTAGTTTGGGCTATAACGGACCTCTCATTGAATGGCTACGCAAAACCTACGCTTAAACTAGCGTATAGTAGCGCCAAAGGATTACGGTAATGGTTAAGAAGCTCTCAGAGACAGAGGCCAAGCAAATACTAGGTGTAGCAGGTGACAACACCTACAATGGTCAGATACGGGCTGATGAGTTTCTACCTGAGCTTCGTGGCAAGAAGGCCATACGCAAGTACCGTGAGATGAGAGACAACGATAGCACCATCGGTGCTGTCATGTATGCTACAGAACAAGTCCTTCGTGACGTAGATCTAAAGGTAATGCCAGCCAATGATACACCACAAGCTAAGAGAGAAGCTGAGTTCGTTAAGTCTGTCCTTGATGACATGGATCACACTCTTGATGACCATGTTGCTGAAGCCCTTTCAAGTCTTTCTTACGGCTTTGCATGGTTTGAGGTTATCTATAAGAGACGCAATGGGCCGACTACAAGAAGCGACAAAGGCCGCTCTAAGTATTCTGACGGTCGTATGGGTATCCGCAAAGTCGCTATTCGTGCGCCTTGGACAATCTCTAGGTTTGATGTAGACACCAAAACTGGTGATGTACTAGGTATCTATCAGGACGGCTCAGGCTATAACAACTCTAATTATATACCTACTCGCAAAAGTCTGTACTACCGCACGACAACGATTAATGGTGACCCTGCTGGGCGCTCTATACTTCGGAATGCTTATACTTCTTATGAATATGTCAATAACCTACAGTCTATTGAGGCCATAGCAGTTGAACGAGAGCTTGCTGGTATCCCTGTTGCTCGCATTCCTGCTGAGTATCTTTCTGGTGATGCTACTGCGATCCAGTCCGGATTCGTCTCCAACCTTCAGGCGATATTGCGAGACGTCAAGTTCAATGAGCAAGGATACATTATTCTGCCTTCCGACACCTATCCCGATAAAGATGGAGCGCCTACCAACCAAAGACTGGTAGATGTTGAGCTTATGTCTTCTAGCGGTAGTCGTAATATAGAAATAGACCCTGTAGTAAGACGCTATCAACATGACATAGCCCGTAGCGTCCTTTCTGAGTTTCTTATGCTTGGCGGTGGCAACACTGGCTCTTACGCCCTCTCCAAGTCTAAGACAGACCTGTTCCTTCGTGCATTAGAGAGTTATATCCAAGCTATTGTAGATGTCCTCAATAAACAGCTTGTCGAGCGCCTCTGGGAGTTGAACGGTCTGAACTATGACCTGATGCCAACTATTGTAGCTGGTGATGTAGCTCCACATGACCTACGTGAGATTGCAGCATTCCTACGGAACTTGAATGGAGCAGACATCAACGTAAGTGATCATCCAGAAGTTATACAGGATCTGATGGATATAGCTGAATTAAGATATGATGCAGATGCTACACCTACAACACAAGCTGAACAACAGGAAACTGAATAATGGCAACTTTAAATAATAGGGTGTTTGATAACGGACTTAGCGTTTTAGACACGGAAGCAAATAAAATCCTAGTGACCTCTCAGGAAGCTACAACATACACTGAAGCTAATGCAACCTACGCTTTAGGTAACTCAACATCTCTATCTATTGGCGCACCTGCTGATCGTAGCGGTGGTGGTCGTGAAGTAACTGTAGCAGCTATTTCTGATGGCTCTGTAACAGGTACAGGTACAGCTACTCACTTCGCTATTGTAGATACTTCAAATAGTCGTTTGTTAGCTACTGGATCTCTTACGGCCTCACAAGCAGTTACATCTGGTAACACATTCACGTTAGGTGCATTCACTATCGGTATTCCTGATCCAGCTTAAGGGTTAGTTCTATGAGTAGCAGAATACTTAAGGAAAGTAGTGATCTTCTACTCACTGAGAATAGTGAACCGTTTATTAATGATAATTTTATTTCCGCTGATGGGTTTGTAACGGGTAGTCCTGAGCTACAAACTACCACACTAGCTCACATTTATAACTTCACTACTGCTGATGTCATCACAGGAAATCCAACAGTCTCCAATGCCAACATGGCAGAAGATGAGACTTTCCTAGCTGACAATGTAATTACAGGCTCTCCTACATTAGCTACCACAGCGATAGTCCAAGACCAAGACTTAACCTGTAATTCTATTGTAACTAGCTCCCCTATACTGGCTACTACAGCAATAGAACAAGAGCATGATTTAACTCTTACTTCTGTTGTCACTAGCAACCCTGTTATAACTAATGTTAATATAGCTGAAGATCAGGCATTCTTAGTAGATAATGTTGTTAGTGGTAACCCTGTCGTTTCTTCCTCAGTGTTTACTAATGTTTATGTATTTACAACGGGTGATGTAGTTACAGGTAATTCTGTAGTATCAGATACTGCAATAAACCAAGAACATGTACTTAGCTCTAATAGTATAGTCACTGAAGAACCTGCTTTAGATACATCTGCAATTAATCAAACGCATGTTCTATCTGGAGACGTACTAGAAACACAAGATCCTGTTGTTGGTTCACCTTATTATAATGCAGCTTTAGCTAGATCTGTTTCATTAACTGCTGACTCATCTAACAGTGTTACAATAGAAGAGATAGAGAATAACTCAGCTATCATAACTGAACTTTCTAATGTTATAGTATTAGGTCTCTCTACCAACTCTTCTAATCTAAATAACCCCGCTAACGATACAACTATTAACAGCCCAATCAATGAGGTAGCCTAATGGCTTTTACGATTAAGAAAGGGGATACGTCTCCTTCAATACAATCTACACTCAAGGACTCAGCGGGAGTAGCTGTTAATATAACTGGAGCTACAGTTAAACTTCACATGAAGGCGGTGGGATCTAGTAGTCTTAAAGTAGACCAAACTATGACTATTGTAGATGCTTCTGGGGGTATTGTTAAATATGATTGGTCTTCTTCAGATACAGACACGGTTGGAACTTACTATGTTGAATTTGAGGTAACTAAGGCTGACAACTCTGTTGAAACATTCCCTAACAATGGCAACGCTGTTGTAGTTATAACCTCAAGTCTTGACTAATGACAACATGGACTAGACATCTATACGAACATGACCCTTTAAGTATATCTAAGGGTGAATCTAATGGACTGTCAGTTCGTAACATCTTTGGTTATCATGAGGCAGTAGGTACTTCCTTTATTCCCCTATGGGAAAATAACACAGCTTATACTTTTCCTACTTCAGCTTTAACCATGACAGTGAACTCAAATGTAGCTGATGATGGTGTTGTTATCAGAGTTATAGGATTAGATGCTGACTACAATATTATCTCAGGTGATTACACATTAAATAGTGGTACACCCCCAACTACCATAGCCTTCTTTCGTATTAACGATGTGATAACCATAGATGGTAATGGGACAGGTAATGCAGCTAATGATATTACACTTACCAATGGTGGGACAATCTACGCTAAGATAAGGGGTGGTGAGGGTAGAAACCAAGCTAGTATTTTTACTGTACCTGCCAACCATAGCTTTTATCTTTATCGTATTGATGCATTCTCAGCTACTACTACTGGAGCTAGTAAGTATGTTCTCTTTAGAAACCAAGTGACACTTTCCACTGGCGTAGTTCTCAGAGTAGCTGAAACGACATTTCTTAACCAGATGCAAATCCTAAGACAGTTACCTTTTAAATACACAGAAAAGACTGACATTGAGTTTCAAGGTAGATCTTCCTCAGGCGACAACGAGATAAGTGTTTTTGGAGAGGGTACTTTAGTAAATGAAGAATTGGATGACTAATGCCTAAGACAGCCCTCAAGAATAAGATGGAAGAGCATAATAAGAAGTCTAAGCATAAGGTAACTATGCGTATGCTTGAGGCAGTCTACGACAGAGGTGTAGGTGCTTACCGTACAAACCCTCAGTCAGTACGCCCTAATGTGACTGGTCCTGAGCAGTGGGCAATGGCTAGAGTTAATAGTTTCCTTAAAATTGTCACTGGCTCTAAGAAAGCTACACACGACAAAGACCTACTACCAGCTTCACACCCTTCCAGTAGTAAGAAGTCAGTAACCAAAGCTAAACTAGCTAATGATGTCTTCTCCACTGAGATGGAAGCTAGAGCGAGAAGTATGGACATGGGTTGTGAAGGTAAGATCCACGTACATGATTCTAACGGACAGGCTGTATACATGCCCTGTGGTAGCCATGAAGAGTATCTAGCATACTACTCACCTGATGAGGTAGCAGAGGAGTCAGTAAGCCGCTTAGACGCCCTCAGAGCTATCGTACAGGAAGTAATGAAGGAAGAGTTCACTAAGGCTGAGTACCAAGGTGAGAAAGTAACTTTAAACAAGCCTCGCCGTATTCAAGGTGGCAACAAGAAGTTTGAAGTGTTCGTGCAAGATGGTGATAAGGTAAAGCGAG